ATCGATTGGTTTGGCGCCATGGATGCCATATGCAGAAAATGAGCCGATCATGATCTCAAAGCAGAGCATCGTATATGAAGCAAAGCCAGTCAAGGAAATGATCAACAACTATAATTCAATCTTTGGAGGAATTATCACTCCACCTAAGACTCTTCTTGTTTGATCCATCATTCTATGATATCATTCAATAATGATGAATGATTTTTACACAAACGTTTCCGTTCTTGGAAACAATATTCTCTATCGTGGTGTAAGAGATGGTAAACGTGTTCGAGGTAAAATCGAATACAGACCAACTCTATATGTGCCATCGAAGAAACCAACAGAATACAGAACTCTGCATGGCGACTATGTGGATACTGTTCGTCCTGGTGGTTTGAGAGACTGTCGTGAATTCGTTGACAAGTACAAGGATGTCAGCGGATTCACGATATATGGCAATACCAACTATCAATATGCGTTCATATCGGATGCTCATCCGAATGACATTGATTGGGATATTGAAAAGATCAATATTGCGTTTCTTGATATTGAGGTTGCTTCCGAGAACGGTTTTCCAGATCCTAACGTTGCGAGTGAAGAGATTACTGCAATCACGATCAAGATTGATGGCAGCTACGTTACTCTAGGTTGCAATGATTTTGATTGCCCAGATGGTGTAGATTATCTGAAATGTGAAAACGAAATTCAACTTCTCAAGAGATTTCTTGAACTCTGGACTTTGAGTTATCCTGATATTGTTACTGGATGGAGTGTCAAGTTCTTTGATATTCCGTATCTTGTCAATCGCATTAGCAGATTGCTTGGCGAAAAGGCGATGGCTACGCTATCTCCTTGGGGTCGCGTAAGCCAGAGAACAAATACAGTCATGGGTCGCGAGAAGGGATTCTATGATATTCTTGGAGTATCTACTCTGGACTATATCGAACTCTATCGCAAGTTTGCTCCTGGTGGCGCTTCTCAGGAATCATACAAGCTAAATCACATTGCTAACATTGAAGTCGGCGAGAAGAAGATCTCGTATGAAGAATATGACAATCTTCATCATTTATATCGCGAGAACTATCAAAAGTTCATAGAGTATAACATTCATGACGTTAAACTTGTTGAAAAGATTGACGACAAGTTAAAGCTAATTGAACTGGCACTCACTCTCGCATATGATTCCAAGACCAATTATGACGATGTGTTCTCACAGGTTCGCATGTGGGATGCACTCATCTACAATCATCTTCGCACAAAGAACATCGTCATTCCGCCAAAGAACGATAATGTAAAGAATGCGGCTTATGAGGGCGCATTCGTAAAGGATCCAATTGTCGGTATGCATAATTGGATGGCAAGTTTCGACTTGAACAGTCTATATCCGCATCTAATCATGCAATACAATCTTTCACCAGAGACGCTTGTCGAACCACAGACTTACACACACAAGATGATTTCCATTCTATCGCAAAAGATAACAGTGGATCAATTGCTTAATCAAATGGTGAACACATCCGATCTCAAGGAAGAGAAAGTTACTCTAACGCCGAATAAGCAACTATTTCGCGTAGACAAATATGGCTTTCTTCCAGAGATGATGCAGAAGATGTATGATGATCGTTCTGTGTACAAGAAGAAGGCAATCGAAGCCAAGAAAGAACTTGAAACCTGCAAGAATGAGAATGAAAGATATGAGATTGAAAAGCGAATTGCCAGATATAACAATCTACAGTTGGCTAAGAAAGTCTCGCTAAACTCGGCTTATGGTGCGATGGGCAATCAATATTTCCGATTCTTTGATATTCGTATTGCCGAAGCAATCACGCTTGCTGGACAGTTATCTATTCGTTGGATTGAATTGCGTATCAATGAATATATGAATAAGTTGTTGAAGACGGAGAATGTTGATTATGTCGTTGCATCGGATACAGACAGTATTTACCTTACGCTTGACGAAATTGTACGTCGGGCTTTTGCGGACAGTTTTGAAGCAACAGCAGCTTCACGAATCATCGCCTTCATGGATAAGATCTGTGAAAATAAGATTCAACCTTTTATTGATCAAAGCTATAACAATCTTGCTGACTATGTAAACGCATATGCTCAAAAGATGCAGATGAAGCGAGAAGCATTAGCTGATCGTGGAATTTGGACTGCGAAGAAACGCTACATCATGAACGTCTATAACAATGAAGGCGTTCAATATGCAAAGCCAAAGTTGAAGGTGATGGGTCTGGAAATGATCAAGTCATCGACTCCTTCTGCTATTCGCGAGAAAATGAAGGATGTGATTGAACTTATTCTTCAAGGCACGGAAAGCGATGTCCAGAACTTCATTGAGAATTTTCGCAAGGAGTTTTCAAAGTTGCCGCCAGAAGAAATCTCTTTTCCTCGTGGCGTCAATGGATTAAAAGAATATTCGGATCCCGCATCTATCTACAAAAAGGGTACGCCAATTCATGTCAAGGGTGCGTTGATCTATAACAATCTTTTGGACAAGAAGCAGCTATCAAAGAAGTATCCAAAGATACAAGAAGGAGAAAAGCTACGATTTACATACCTGAAGCTACCAAACATAGTAAACGAAACTGTCATCTCATATCCCGGTCGTCTTCCTCAAGAATTTGATCTACATAGATTCGTAGACTATGATATGCAGTTTGAAAAGGCATTCATTGAACCGATCAAAATCATTCTTGATTGTGTTGGATGGAAGACAGAAGAGGCTTCAGACTTGACATCTTTCTTTAGTTGATATAAAATACAATATATTTGAAGGAGTTTTGAATGAATAATATTTTTTCCGATCTAATCAAAGAAGCTGGTAATGAATACGCAGCTCTCGTTGATGATGGTATTGAAGCTGGAGATGTTACTGGATATATCGGCACAGGTTCATATGCATTAAACGCACTATTGTCCGGTTCAATTTATGGCGGATTGCCCGACAACAAGATTACAGCACTTGCGGGTGAACCTGCTACGGGAAAGACATTCTACACGTTGAATGTGGTCAAGCAGTTTCTCATCGATAATCCAAACGGCGGAGTAATGTATTTCGAATCGGAGTCTGCCTTGACGAAGCAGATGTTCATTGATCGTGATATCGATGCTCGTCGTGTTCATATCATTCCAGTTACGACGATTCAAGAATTCCGCACACAATGCGTGAAGATCCTTGACAAGTATATGGAAACACCAGCAGCTGATCGTCCTCCGATGATCATGGTTCTTGACTCTCTTGGCAATCTTTCGACCGAGAAAGAAATTGCCGATATCACCGAGGGTAAAGACACGCGAGATATGACGAGAGCACAGCTTATTCGTGGTGCATTTCGTGTCATTACGTTGAAGCTTGGTAAAGCCAAGGTAGCTTTGCTTGTAACCAATCATACATATGATGTTGTTGGCTCATATGTGCCAACCAAGAAGATGGGCGGCGGTTCGGGTCTTGAATATGCAGCATCCACGATTGTCTTTCTTTCAAAGAAGAAGGAAAAGGTGGACAACGAGGTTGTTGGCAACATCGTCAAGTGCAAGCTACAAAAGAGCCGTTTGACGATTGCAGATAAGGTTGTCGAGACGCTTCTTCGCTATGAGACTGGTGTTGACAAGTATTATGGTCTGTTGGATCTCGCGCTGAAGTTTGGTATCATCAAGAAGGTATCTACTCGTCTTGAGTTGCCAAATGGAACCAAGTTGTTTGAAAAGAACATTCTAGAGAATCCAGAGAAGTATTTCACGCAAGAGATTCTCGATCAAATCAACGAACATTGCGCGAATGAATTTTTGTATGGCAAGACAAAGGTGACGGAAGATGGTGACGAAAGCGATCAGTAAGTTATTCAAGAAAACTATGGTCATCGACAAGGATTTTGATATTGATCCCGACCATAATAATAAAAACGACGGTAGGATGGTGGCTCTAAAGATTCTTACTGGGAAATACAAGGGCGTGTCATTTAGATTTGGAAAAGTTAGCGTGGCTGACAAGGAAAATGCAGATGGCACATATACAATTGACTTCGACTATGATATAATAACTCCAGGTAAACATGATCCGAATAAACTTCGGGACAATCAAAAATTCACGGATACGCTTGGCGCAATCCTGAATGCGATCATAATCGCTGGTATAGAAAGAGAGGCGAAAGAGCATGAAGAGACTGGAGACAACCATATTGAAGAACCTGACACAAAACGAAGAGTACGCAAGAAAGGTTCTACCGTTTCTAAATGATTCCTACTTCACCGATAGGTCGGAGAAACTTGTATTCCAGCATGTAAAAGAATTCATTCTGCAATACAATGCTCTTCCGACTCTAGAGGCTCTTCATATCAACATCAACAATCTTCCTAATCTCAAGGAAGAAGAAATCAAGTCTGCAATCAATGTAATTGGTACCATTGAAGATATCAAGGAAGAGAAGAGCGAGCAGCAGTGGTTGGTTGACAAGACCGAGAAGTTTTGTCAAGAGAAAGCCATCTATAATGCTGTCCTTGAATCGATTGGCATTCTTGATCAAAACTCCAAGTCTACAAAAGACAAGGGTGCCATTCCTCAAATTCTTTCCGATGCACTCGCAGTCAGCTTTGATAGTCATGTCGGCCATGATTATTTGAATGACTCGGATGCACGATATGACTTCTATCACAAGACCGAGAAGAAGATTCCGTTTGATCTTGATTTCATGAACAAGATCACGAAGGGTGGTCTACCAGCAAAGACTCTAAACATCTTTCTTGCTGGTACTGGTGTCGGTAAATCGTTGTTCATGTGCCATGTCGCATCAGCGTGTCTGGTTCAGGGATACAATGTTCTATATGTCACCATGGAAATGGCTGAAGAGAAGATTGCGGAACGTATTGATGCAAATCTACTCAACGTAACTCTTGATGACCTATCCTCTCTACCAAAAGATGTCTATGACAAGAAGGTCGAGAAGGTTCGTCGCAGTACAGTTGGCAAGTTGATCATCAAGGAATATCCAACTGCTCTTGCTTCCACCACTCATTTCAGAACATTGTTGAATGAGTTGATGCTGAAGAAGAGTTTTCGTCCAGATATAATATTCATCGACTACTTGAATATTTGCTGTTCAGCCAGAGTGAAACCCGGATCAAATATCAATTCGTATACCTATATCAAGGCGATTGCCGAAGAACTTCGTGGTCTGGCAGTCGAGTTCAAGGTTCCTATTGTATCGGCTACGCAGACAACCAGATCTGGCTTTGCTAGCACGGATGTCGAGTTGACTGATACTTCAGAATCGTTTGGTCTTCCTGCGACAGCAGACTTTATGGCAGCTTTGATTTCTACTGAAGAGTTGGAAGCATTGAACCAGATCATGGTCAAGCAATTGAAGAATCGATATAATGATCCGACAGCAAACAAGAGATTTGTCTTGGGGATTGATCGTGCAAAGATGCGTTTGTATGATGTTGAACAATCCGCACAAGATGATATTCAAGATTCGGGACAACGGAAAGGAATCGATGATGCTACTGCAAGCAAGCTAATGAATTCTTCATTTGATAAAAGCAAATTCAAAAACTCAGGATTGAAGGTGTAATATGGCAATTGAAAATTACTATTATGAACTTGTTCAGCAGAATGATGATACGTTTACATGGAATGTAATTGAGACGCAAACCCAACAGACAATCGCAGCATTCATATTTGAAGACGATGCAATTTCAATGCTCATGCATCTCATGTCTGGTGGAGGCTTTGACGGATTCACGCCTCGCTTTTTTGTAACATAACATGTTCATCTTCAATACTCTCATTCTTCTTCTCAATGGCATAGACATACCAAAGGGTACGACAAAAGCCATTGAGTTGAAGAAGAGAGTATCAAAGTTGTTCGATAACGTAAAATTCAATATTGAAAGAGCTAGTAATCTAGATAATGAAGATTACACCATTGCAGGATTTTATATCGAGGAACTGCAAAAGATTGAAATACTATTGATCATACCAAAGAAAAGTAAGGGGATGATCAACATAGAAGATCCAGACCAGTTTAGGTTTTATCTTGCACAAACGATACAGCATGAGTACATACATCATCAGCAATACTTGAAGAGAGACGAACTGCCCACGGATTCATTTTCAATGTGTCGAACGGGCAGTAAGGAAAAGCAATATTTGGCTGAGAGGGATGAAATCGATGCATACTCTTATGACATCGCTATTGAGGTGCATAGATATGGATGGGACAATTCTCAAACATTGAAAATATACAAGAAGCAATTTGAAAGCCATCATCCCGTGATGAAAAGATTGCTAAAGAAGACATATAAGAATTTGGGAGTATTGAATGGAAAACTTAGAAGAGTTGATGCGTAGCACGATGGATGAAGCGCATGTTATGTTGAATCGTGCTAAAAGTCGCGAAGAGTTCATGGCTATAAATGGTTCTCTTCTAGCTGTGGTTCAAGGCATGTATGTCAAATTCATGGGAAATCAATCTACGGCTCAGTTGTTTTATTCTGTTGCAGATAAGTTGGCTACTACGAAAGACTAAATATTGAGTAATCTTGGAGATATGGATGACTCAATATAGAATTGATACGCACGAATTTTGGGGTGCGAACAAGACAATATACGAAGTGAATTTGACGACAGACATGTATGGAAGTACGAACGGTGGAGATATTCTTGCATCAATGGATTGGGAAGAAGTTTCAAGATAATAAGAGAGAAAGAAAAATGGAATTAATAAAATTCAAAGACTTCTTGACTGAAGAAGAAATATACGAAAATACAATATTGATGGAAGAATCTGGCGCCGGTGCTGGTGCGGATACTAAAGGAAAGCTTCATGAATTGCTTGTTGGCTATCATTTGCGCGGTGGCCACCACATGGAAAAATATAAAAATGAGGATCAACAGTCTCCAAAAGAAGCGCATGATATGTTAAAAGCCAAAGTTAGCAAAGAAGAATATGATAAAATTAAAGAAAGAGCTAGACAAGCAGCAAAACATATTAGACATCATATTGAAAAACATCACGGTCATAAAATTGAAAATGTTCATTGGACATCTAAAACGGGCGACGTAGGAAAATCTACAGGCGTAGAATCTACTCAAAAAGAAGATGCATCTGATATCATGATTCATACAAGAGATAAGAGGGGAAAAAAGAGATATCATGGAATAAGCTTGAAAGTCACAGATTCAAGAAATAAACATGTTCCTGTATCTAATCCCGGAATGGCTTCGATGCACGGTGCAGAAGAAACATTGGAAAAACACAGAAAACGAGTTCGTAAAGAGTTTCCTGAAATTGCGCGCATGAATAAAAAAGAGCAGAAAAAATATGTAAAAGATCATCCGAACACAGTTCAAAAGAGATTGAGAGAATTGAATACGCATACTCTAAACAAAATAGCAAAAGATACACATAAACACTTAGAGTCTTTGAATACAGAAGAATTGGCGCATCATATAAAAACTCATATTCTACAAGCGCATCAGACCCCTTTACAGAAACAAGGACATCATCACTTGAGACATACAACGTATTCTGGTCCTGGTGGTAAGCATCATTTTCATGCAGTAAATCCGCATGAGCATTATGCACCATATTTGACTGATCATAAGCAGTTGAAAGTTCATAGAAGAGGAACTAGTATAGTCTTTACCCATGGTGGAAAACAAATTGCTCGTCAGAGAATCAAATTTATATCTCAGAGTGATCCGACCGGTGGTGTAAAGAGTTCCGGAGAACCAAAGATATAATAGAAATAGGACGTAAAAAATGCTAAGTTTCAAATCATATTTGCTTATCAATGAAGCTGCTGCTGAAGGTATTGCATCGGCCAAGCATCAGGAGCATCCTGAAGACAACGCCATCAAAAGTCCCTTCGGTTTTGAACATGCGCTATCAACTCTTAGCACGATTCATAATGGATTGAAATCTGGAGATTTGGGCGACACACATATCTCGACCAAACTCGATGGAGCGCCAGCAGTTGTCTTTGGTCGTCATCCAAGAACAGGAAAATTCTTTGTCGCAACAAAGCATTCGGCATATGGTAAAGTGCCAAAACTTGCTACATCGCATGATGAAGTAGATCAGTATTTTGGTCACTCTTCAGGTCTTGCACAAAAAATGCACTCAGCACTAGAACACTTGCCTAAAGTTACTCCAGAAACTGGAGTTTATCAAGGCGACTTCATGCATGATTCTGGAGAAAGATATAAAGACGGAAACAAGATTGTATTCAAACCAAATACTCTAAAATATCATATTCCTACAAATACACCAGAAGGCAAAGCAGCAATCAATTCTAAGATCGGATTTGCTGTTCATACGCAAATAGATGGCGATCCAGATAGACCAGAAACATTACAAGCATCACCACTTCGCGATCAATCTGTATTCAGACCACATCGCGATGTGCATTTAGTTTCTCCGGAAATTAGGTTGGGAAATGGAAACCACATTGGAAAAAGAGATAGCGACAAAGTCTTCAATCATCTCGATCTGGCCCAGCAGGTACATGATAGCTTGAGCGATGATCATCATGATATAGTAAATCAACATGATGATCATTTTTCAACTTATATTAATCAAACCGTAAGAACTGGTGAAAAGCCATCAACACAAGGTCTTCGCAAGCATATAGAAACTCGTATGCAAAAAGACGTTGATAAACTAAAATCCGAAAAAGGTAAAGCCGCTGCTACAGAAAGAATGAATGCAGCTCTTGCTCATCATGATGCATATGAAGATAATTTTTCAAAAGCATTACAGATTCATCATCACGTTCAGTCAGCAAAAAATATTCTCGTTTCTGCATTGAATAAGGCACAGAAAACAGAGAATCCAATGACACAAAGCATTGATGGAACCGAGACAGATCCAGAAGGATATGTTGTACAGCATAGAGATAACATTGTGAAACTTGTTGATCGTGGCGAATTCTCAAGAGCCAATTTCAACAAACCTAAAGAGTGGAAGAAGTAATCTTTACTAAATACTCTCGTCACCGCTAATTATGGGAGTATACCATGGAAGCAGAATTCTTCAAGCTGGTGGCGGAAGTTGGATTTCCAATTGCATCTTCTATAGCAGGCGGATACTTTGTTTTTCTTACGCTTAAATTTATCTTAGCCGGCGTTCAAAGTTCAGTAAAAGGATTGAGTGGAATTATTATGGCTCTTGACAATCGCGTCAAGACTATGAACCATGACATCGTGAGAATTGACACTTTGATCTCTACAGCACTTCATGTCAGACCCGACACCGATAGACTCGCAAGAGCTGACGGCAAAAACGACGCAAGAAAGGACTGAACATGGATCTTGTACAACTAATCAACAAATACGGATTCCCTATCGTTGCTGCTGGCGGTATGGGTTATCTCATTTTCTACGTATGGAAATGGGCCACGGCAGAAATCAAACCTGTGTTATCTGAAGCAAACATAGTCCTGATTGCATTGATCGACCGCGTTAGAATGTTGGACAATGATTTGATTAGACTTAATCAAAAAATCAACATCGTTCTAATGATGAGGGAAACATATGCAAACAAAAACAAGAAGGATACTGAATAGCCTTCTACTTTTTGTCACTCTATTAACTACAACCATTGCACTAGCACAAGTTCTTCCTTCGGGATATATTGGTACGGTTACAAATAATACACCGAATACCTGGCAGACTTATTCGTACTCGTTTACACCAAATATCTCAGGAACAAACTATGTCGGTTTTGCGTTCAGACAAGATCCTGCATTCTGGACATTCGACAACGTGTCGTTAACAGAATCAGGATCTACCGTAAATCTATTGACAAACGGAGCATTCACAACTGGTGGTGCAATCAACATCACCACAAGTAATGGACCGGGAACAATTCAAGCACCAACAAACTGGGGCGTGTGGTATCAAAACGGCACGTATCCAGCAGCTGCTGGCACTTGGAACGACATCGGAGGATCACACGGCGGTGTTTGGTATGATGGAGCTGTCGGAACATTTGACGGCATCTATCAAGGAATCAGCCTACTAGCAGGAACAACATATACGATTACATTTGAAGTGTCTGGTAATCATGTAAGCAATGGTAGTTCTGTACAGCTTGGCATTTATGCTGGTCCATGTGCCGACACAACGATTGCTGTTGCGTCATGTACAATACCAAGCTCAGCTGGATTCACAACACTAGCAACACCAGCAGAAGGTGCATCTGCAGGCAATCCTACACCAACTATTGTAAGTCAAGTTGCTGGAACACCAATCGTTTCAGAATCATCAAGCCGCGGCACTACGACAACTACTGTGTCAAACACAAGAGGAACAACAGCTTATGTTCCTACAACTACATTCACAGGCACAAGACAAGACCCAACGCTCACGGTAAATCGCAACATCACTACAGTTGCAACAACACCGATCACCACAGTAACAACGCACACAACACCTATCACAGTAGTAACAAGCACAACACCAACTACAATTCAAACATGGAGTGACGGATCTATTACGACTGTAAACGGAACAGCAACGACCTCAACGACAGTTGTCAATGAAATATTAACCGGGACTTCTGTGGCTAATGAAGTAGTCACCACACAAGATAATCAACTTTTCACTACTAGAATTGATCAGTTAGCAAAACTTGACAAAATTAGCACTCTTCAAAATGAAAATTCACTAGCTGATCCATTGGCAAGAAATAAAGCATCTGACAACAAGATCATAACAAGAGGTCCTGTAAACAAGGATTCTCAAGTATATGTGACTGGCTATTCTCTTCGTTCTGGTACCAAAGACACATATAGCTACACGACAAATGTTTTTGGTATTGGGTATGAACAAAAACATAATGATTCATTATTATTTGGCATTCAATTAAATGGTGCGGTTACAGATCTAAGCGGTGATGCGTCTTCTGGAGAACTAAAGAAGTATTCTTTGGACTTCTTTGCATTGAAAGTTGAAGATGATTGGATTCTAAAGACTAACTTTGGTATGGCCTACAACGAATTTGAAACATCACACTTCATGCGTGGTTTAAATCTATTGAACACAGCATCTACAAAAGGTCATGATACTTGGTTTGTAAATAGACTATACACACCAGATATGTATGGATTTAGACCATTTGCTGGTCTAAAATTGGAATACGATTATAGAAAAAGTGTATTTGAAACTGGTCCAACTCTTACTGCGGTAAGACATTCGGGTAGAAGTGACTTTGAAGTCACTGGTCATGGCGGTATTAGATTTGAACAGGATGTCGTTGAAGACTTGACTGGTGTAATTGAAGGTTTGATTGAGACAAATAAGACAAAGACAGCTTTTGCTGGATTTTCTTATGCCATTGATCAAAACTCTTCTATCATGCTAAAGTATGCAATACAAGAGAAAGAAAGCGTGGTAAATAACATTATCGGAGCACAGATAAGGATAATGTTCTAATGATTAAAATTATAGGATGTTTGCTAGCTCTGGGGCTTTTGTTTAGCCCCAGAGCATTTGCTGAAGATGATCAGTTTGTTTGGTTATCAAAACCAGTTCTATGTGGTGATACTGCAGATGTCTTGAAAAGCGTGGAAACTAGCGGATTCAAGCCCACAGCAAAATCTACAATTGTCAGAGATAGCGATGAACGAATTGTAGGAAATTTATATTTTATGACTAAAGATGACGACTTTTTGATAATCGAGATCTTTCACAAAAAGAGTTGTATAATCAGCATTTCAAAACATTTCATTATGTTCAAACAGAAAAACGAAAATGAACTATAAGACATCAGATCTTATAGTGGTGTTATGGGCAGGATTCATGATCGGATTAGTATCCGGGATTGGTCTCTGCCTAATTACATTTACTTTGAAGTAGCACGATACACACCGTCCCAATCAGCGGGTGGTGGATTCTTGATGTAATCTTCGCAACGTTCAATCATCATTAAATAGTAATTCTTCATTCCACCGTTGAATGCAGTCATGAGTTTTTCACAAGATAACATTGCTCGCGTAAAGTTCTTTGAGCGATAATCGTCCAACATCATGTTGTGCATCTCACGAAATGGTGCATAGTTCAAGAATTCCATTTCTCTATTTGTACCAATCACGGTATAGATGTTGACGCCTTGTTTCTTGCCCTTGACTGCAATTGTGTCAAGTTCGATGACAAAGTATTCATCCGCGACATACTCTGCTGTCTTTGAACCAATGACTAGTTTGACTCCGTATGGTTTGCTTTGTCCTTCAAGACGACTAGCAAGGTTGACAGCATCACCGAGGCAAGTATAATCGAAACGCTGATCGCTTCCCATATTCCCAACAACAACCATACCAGTATTGATACCAAGACCCATGCCGAAAGGAGGAACGCCTTCAGCTGCAATGCTTCTGTTGAATTCATCTAGATCTCCTAACATGCTTAGAGCTGTTTTGACTGCATTCTTGGCGTGCTGCTTATCATCAAGCGGAGCATTCCAAAATGCCATTTGTGCATCACCAATATACTTATCAAGCGTTCCTTCATTCTCAAGAATCTTTGCAGTCATTGCAGTCATATAGCGATTCATGATCTGAGTTAGTCCCTGAACATTGTCGCCATAGTGTTCACTAATCGATGTGAATCCACGAACGTCAGTAAACATGATTGACAATTCTCTACTGTCACCACCAAGCTTCAATAGCTCTGGATTCTTCTGTAGCTTTTCTACAAGTGCCTTTGAAAGATAGGACTGAAACTGCTTCTTGATTTGTTGCTTTAGTCTAAACTCTCTTGCAAAGTTATTGAAGACTAGCCATGCGAATACTAGAGTAATTGTAAATAAAGGAAATGAGTAATCAAATAGAATATTCATTTCGTACATATAGAAGCAAAATCCAACGATTCCTGCGGAAATTACGGCAAAGAAAGGAATTGTTTGCCAGATCTTCAATCTTGGAACAAGTGCCATGAACAATAGTCCAATCAAAGATAGAGTGATCAATTCTATTGCATCGGCATAATCGAATCTTGTTAGACTGTCCCCATTGATTAGTGTCGATATCATTGCTGCTTGAACATCGGCAATGTTTTTTGTGCCGTATGGTGTCGGTACGTTTGTAGCAAGTCCTTGAGCCGAGATCGTTAGGATCACGACCTTGTTTTCAATATCATCCATATGATAGATTAGTCTACGATCAAATTCCTTGTCGTATTTGATCCAGACTCGTGCATTTGAATCCGTGTTTATGATTTCAAATTGAGGAATGCGAACTGATTCGACACCGTTTATTCCAACCTTCATTTGATAGCTAGTGTCGCCCGTCAATGAACGAATGACTTCCAACGAAAGTGTTGGATACAATTCTTCATAGAATCCTTTCTTTGGATTCTTCTTGTCAATTCGAACAACCATAGGTATTCTTCTTACGACACCATCCAATTCTCCAGACGCGGCAAGTACGCCAACGCCAACGGCCTTTTCTTCAAACATCTTTAGTGGTCGAACAATTCCATTGAATTTCTGTAGCCATTTTAGAGGACTCTCACCAACTACTGCAATTCCTCGCGAAGAACCTTCATCATTTGAAGCCTTGTTCGATGGTGCCTGTGATATGACAACACCTTCTAGTGCATTTGCAAGATCTTGATCTTTACCAAATCTATCTGGCTCCGAGAATATAATTGGCATGACAATCAATGCAGGTTTGAATGCCTTGATCGAATCGATTATGAATGCAATTTTATCCCTGGGCCATGGCCATTGACCAAAATTCTCTATATCATCATCCGTAATTTCGACAATTGCAATTTGATCGCTTGGTGTTTGTCCCTTTTGCACCTGATAATAATCAAACGTCTTTAATCTTGCTATCTCGACAAGCCATCCATCTTGGATTCTTAATGCAATCAAACCAATTAAGACAAGAAGAACAATCTTCCAAGATGTAAAGAACTTCATTTTTGTATTATCCTTATTTTATTCACATATGGGGATTCTATGTCATTTATGCCAAATGAAACTGTCGTATCACCTTGCGTGATACTAATTGAATAGTGCTTTTCTTTTTCTATGTTCATTTGAACTTCATTTTCGACATTACGAATAAGCTTGACTTTTGTTTGCGTGAATATAGTATATATTTGCGTAGATTGATTGAGTCCCGCAACCTTGCCCACGGATGATGCATCATATTCATTGAGGACATTTTGTAGTAGATCTATGTCCAAAAGATTGACATCCAGGTCATTGAACTTCAAATTATCCTTGTCGAGATCAGTTGTATCCAGTTCTCGGAATTCAAGAAGATCAATTCGCAATGGATCATTTTTATTATTCTCTTCATCCTTGTTTTTTTCTGGTTTTGAAACTATCAATAGATTGTTTATTTGACTCTCGGTAAGATTCAATATTGTTGGTTGAGCAGGCTTTCCTTCACTTGATGCAACATAGGTAGATTGAAATGCCTTGTTTAGTATGACTTGACCCGCATCAGACTCCACCTTGATCTCTCCCACGCTTCCATCACGATTTGGTAGAAGAATGACAAGACTTTGACCTATCTCATCTACTGTCATGCTAAATGATGTTCCACGAACTCCTATCGTGGCTACAGGTGTTTGAATGTTTATGTTTTCATTGTTGTTTTTGGCAATCGCTCCAGATGCATATCGCACCGTACCAAGAGCAATTTTCATTGACATCTTGCCAGCACCACGATTTGGATCAAAGACATATTCATCGATGACCAACTTGCTATTTTCCGTGATTGCTACTTGTGTATCATCTTTGAACTTGATATTTGCTCTTGACCGAGCCGTGCGAATTGTGTCGAGGGATTCTACTTTGCTACCCAAAGAAACATCAACTGACGAGCCAGCTTTTTTATCTACTTGTGCTGGACCCGTCAGTTGAATAAATTCACCAATCGGATTGGCTTTTGCTTCAGTCAGACTGAGTAATAGTAGCAGTAAGATTATTGCCATTTGTCGTTACGTTCATGACCTTATTGATGCTACCTGATTGAGAATATGTAAAGTTTCCACCATTTCCGGTATGCGTAATTGTAGCAATATGTGGAATTAGCGGCGTTCCTGTTTGCGTGAAGCTTGTAGTATTTGTGTCGCCCGTGATGTTCATTGTGAGAGAACCGCCAGTTGAATTCATTAGCAATGTAGTTTGATTGCTATCTCCTGTTACGGTTGCATCTATTATCACATTGCTTTTCTTTATTGTTATGTCTGTAGTATTATTGTCGCCAATATTGTAGAACTTGGCATTGACGGAAGCACACGCATCTGTATTTCCTGCGTTGCACTTGAACTCCATGGTATTTGTACTACCCTCTTGTTTCAAGTCTACAGTATTGTTATTACCATTCAATTCAAAATTGAGTGTATTTACTGCACCGTCTTGCATGATCGTTATATCGTTGTTGTCGCCATTGATTATTGCTGGCGTCGTTGATGAATTGACCTGATTCAATGCGCCATTTTGTTGCGTGATTGAAAGCGTCAATGCATCACCAAGTTGATCGATATAAATCTTGCTATCTGTTGCACTAGCGATGTTTGATAACAAAACCATGAACAATGCTGCCCATAGTTTCTTCATTTATTTCCTTCCTTTCTTTTCCAAAGACCTTTTCTTTCGCCTTCTCTTATAGTCTCTATTATGCTTTGTTCTATCGCGGCCTTGACTGCGTAGTTTGTTGGTTCATTTACAGCAAGACCAGTTTCTATTTCAAATGCTCTTGTTCCCATGTCTACAAACTTTAGCGCATCGACTGATGTCTTTACGCTAAGAATTGTCTTTTGTATTGCTACCGATGTTAAAACTTCACCAGTTTGTACCGATATCAATCTTAGAAATACTGTAATGATGTCCTGTCTATATTGTGTAGAAACACCAACGCCAAGATATCTTGCACCAATTCCACCAGATGTTATGTTTGTATCATAGCTAATAATGCCGCCTTCAGCAATCAATCCTGCAAATAAAAGCGGACGAAGATCTTTTGCGCGTTCACCTTCAAATGCTTCACGAGCCGTACGAATAAGTTGGCGTTCCTTGATTAGATTGTCGAGACCAACACGCTCAACGACGCGAAACCATTTTCCTTTACCAACATCTTGAAATCCCTTGATCAACCAAGATTCAGCACCTTGTGTTACTGCCGTACTTAGATGAGCTACAGTTTCGCTTGGCTTTCTTTGACCTGTTCTGTCTAGAAATGAATATACAGCAACTATTAGCGGTTGACCATCTATTTCTTCAATCATATCAAACATGTTTTGTGCTTGAGATGGCATTGATTCTGGTTCAGTTACTTGCAATGGAGTCGTGCATCCAGCAAGCATTAGTAACGCGAGAATGTATTTTTTCATCAGAACTTGAACTCGCCAATTGGAACTTCTACCGTCGTAGTATTTCCATTTGATTGAACTATTGAAAGTGTTACTGCATCCGCTGTCTTGACAAAGGATATGGTAT